CTGTTACGTTAGCTCTCTTAACCCAGAAAGATAAAGTAAAGGTTTTTCTGTTTCCGCCTGTTTGAGTTCTTTGTATGTATGCCATTATTATTTATTCTCCATTAATTAAATTGTCCGCCACCTGTTGCTCCATGAGATATTGTCATTGTAAATTCTCTTGCTGCTCCAACTTGTGCTTCTGCATCTGTTGGAGTTATTTCAAAAGTATAAGTTGTTGTTGCTGTACTTCCAGTTTCTGTTCCACTTATAACTCCTGTTGCACTTGCTAATGTAACACCACCAGGAAAAGTTCCAGATGTTTTTGCATAAGTAACTGCACTATCTGAAGTAGCTACAACAGTTTCTGATATAGAAGCTCCTGCTGCAAAAGTTCCTAAAGAACCTGCTGCAGTTGTCCATGTTGGAGCTGAACTAGCTTGTAAAATTGCGTTAGCTGACATTCCAGCATTACCATCTGGATTTTCAACTCTAACTCGGTAATCTCCAAGGGCTAAATTGAAGGTTGCCGAGATAGAAGTTGAACTTGACCAAGAAACTACTGAAGCTCTTGTATATGCATTCGTTGAACTTACTGCTTCTACAATTGGTACATGAGTAGAATCAGTTGCAAAATTTGTTCCTGTAATTGTTACACTTGTTGCTACATTTGGAGGGATGATTGCACTTACTGCAGTTACAGTAGGTTTTGTTTCTACTGCATCTACCCAAGTTAATTGATTTGATGTTGTTCCATCTGTTGCTAAAACTTGTCCATCAGTTCCAACTCCTGTAGGGAGTGTTAAAGTATATCCAGCTCCTGCTGAATGAGCAGGACTTTCAATATGTACTGCATGAGTATTTTGTTCACAATTTAAAGTTAACTTACCAGCAGCACTTGCACCATCACCTTTGATTTCTAATCCAGGTGTAAATTCTGTTTTAGCATTTGTAATTGCGTCTGAAGCAATTTTACCAGATGTAATATTTACATCAGTAACTTTTGCTGTAGTTACCGCATCATCTGCTAGTTTTCCAGATGTAATTATTCCATCTGTAATATCACTAGATGTTAATGCTGCGTTAGCAGGTTTTCTGCCGACATATGCCATAAGTAATTATCCTTTAATATTATGCTGAGATAGTATCTACAACACTTGTAATAATATCAACTGAAGAAGCTGCTGAAGCATATGCTTTAACTGCATCTCCACTCATTAATACAACTTTTGAACCACCATCAATTAATTCTAAACTTCCGCCTGTTGGGATGGGAGCTGATTTAATTATATGGTAATCATTAGAACTGTTCTCTACATAAACAGTAACATCAACTGATGAACCTGAAGTATTAGTACATCTTATACCAATAATTGCATCATCAGAATCTGCTGCTGCTCTTAATGTTGTAGGTGAGCCAGAGTTGTTTGATATGTTTTGTTGTAATGTTCTCTCAAAATCTTGAGCCATGATTTTATCCTAATTATACAAATTTCTTGCCATATTGTCAACCGAACACTATAGGGCAATTGCCATAGCTACCGCAAAACCATTAGATGCTTTAGCATCAATCTGAGTTTGTATAGCTGAACTAACACCATTTAAATAACCAAATTCAGTATTATCTACTGAACCATCCCCAACTAGGTTGGCATTTAACCTATTGGAAGAATCTATTGTAGCTTGTTTAGCATCTAATTGTGTTTGTGCATTAGATGATAAGCTATTAATATATTGAAATTCTGTACTTGTAACTGTACCATCTGCTATTTTCGTAGCATCTATTCCAGATGATAATGTTGTAACTCCATCTTTATCAGAAGTTATCGCACCACTTATTGCTTTATTTTTCCATACACTTGCTGCATTATCATAAATAAAATAATTAGCATCTGCCAAACTAGCAAGTGTGACATCTGTCATTTCACCTAGTTGGTCTCTTGATGCTGTTGAATTATCTACATAAGCTGTAGTTGCAAGTCTAGTTGAATTATTTCCTGCTGCTTGAGTAGGAGCTGTAGGATTTCCAGTTAAAGCTGGAGAAGCTAAAGGTGCTTTTAAATCTATTTGGTCTTGAGCATTTGAACTTAAACTATTTATATATTGAAACTCAGTACTTGTTACACTACCATCTGCAATTTTAGTTGCATCAATAGCAGCACTTGCTTTAATATTTGCATCTTCAATATTTGTAATACTATTACCAGTACCATCTGCATCTATTGTTTTATTTGTAAATGTAGTTGTACTTGAATCTGTTACATCTGCATTCAAAGTTACTGAACCAGAAGTTCCACCACCAGATAAACCTGTACCAGCAACAACTGCAGTAATATCTCCAGTTGGTATTGTAGCTACTTGAGTATCTACATATGCTTTAATAGATTGCTGAGACGCAACTGCTGTTGCAGAATCAGAAGTCATAGTATCTTCATCTTTAAAAGCTGTACCACTAATTGCTGTATTAATTACTGGGCTTGTTAAAGTAGGAGATGTTAATGTTTTATTTGTTAAAGTATCAGTAGTTGCTCTTCCAACTAATGTATCTGTAGAGGTAGGTAATGTTACTGTTCCAGTATTTGAAATACTAGAAATGATTGGAGTTGTTAAAGTTTTGTTTGTAAGAGTTTGTGAACCTGTTAATGTTGCAACTGTAGAATCAATTGCAAATGTCATTGTCTGAGCAGAACCTGTAGTATCAATACCAGTTCCACCAGTTAATGTAAGTGATTGAGAATCTAAATCAATTGATTGTGCTCCACCACTATCACCTGAAAAATCTAAATCACTAGCTGTAACTTGAGCATCAACATAAGTTTTAATTGCTTTAGCTGAAGCTACTGTATCATCACTTGCAGAAACAGAAGTTAAATCTGTATCTACATCTGTAATTGCTGTAGCACTTCCAATAACTAATCCATCTAAAGTTACATTACCATCAAAGTATGCATCTTTAAATTCTAAAGAAGAAGTACCTAAATCAATATCATTATCTGTAATTGGAACGATTGCTCCATCTTGAATTCTTAATTGTTCTACTGCTGAACTAGAAACATCTACATAAAATTCTATATGATTATTAGTTGAATCAATTAAAATTTTATTTAAAGGAGTTACTAAACCTGCATCTCCGAGAATAGAAATAACTGGACCTTCGGCTGCTGTGCCATCATGTTTGTGTCCAGTTGTATTTACGAATGCTGCTAAAAGTTGATTATACTCATTATTAAATAATGAGGCATCAATTGTATTTCCATCAGCAATTGTACTTTGTCGTGTATAACCTGCCATATTATTATCTTCTTCCTCCTGCTATAAATGATACGAACATTCCATTTACAGAATATCCAGCATCAGTATCATCAGTAAAGAATCTAAAACTATTTGTAAATCCACTACCTGTTACTAAAACACTCTTACTTGGTAATGTTGTTGCACCAAATACAGATGAACCAAATTGAGAAGTAGCTGCTCCAAATAAAGATGAACTACTTAAATTACCTACAGAAAATTGTCCAGGTTGTGGTACATCTGTTGAATCAAAATCATATCTGATTCTTAGTTTTAAATTATTTTGTGTTCCTTCTGGTGAGATATTTGCTTTAACTTTATATAAACTTTTTCTTAATCCACCATCTCCATAATCCATATCTGGAGTTTGAAATCTTGCATTAATATTTGAAGTATCAAAATTGTTACCAGTATCTAATTGATAAATATAACCAGTTTCATTTGAACCAAATTTAACTTCTTCATTAGAACTATTTAAATCAGAAGCACAATGTTTAATTTCCATACCTTTAGATTCAGCCCATTCAAATGCAGGAATTCCATTTTCATCAAATTTAAATGTTCCTATAATTCCCATTTGACTTGATTTAGCTTGTCCTGAATTATGATAGAATAATCTATATTGACTTCGTTCTCTTATAACCATACTTGATAAAGTATAACTTGCTATATTATCTAGTATGTCATTAATTCTAGGGAGAATTTTTCTACTTACAGAACCAATTTCAACGTCAGCGATTCTGGCTGTACCAGCAACTGTTCTTAAACCATCAGGTGCTAGAAAGATTAAATCTCCACCAATCTCTTGGATAGTGTTTCCATCTACACATCCTATATTCTTTGTTATAGATTTAAGTATAGGGGTAGAATCAAGACTTGTCAACTCATAAATACTATTTTTACAAAATATAACTAAAGTATTTCTAAAGACTTTAATCCCTGTAATAACATCTCCAACATCAATTGCACCTGAACCACTTGCTTCAAAATCATAAGGTTTTAAGCGGCTACTATAAGCTACTGTACTTGTTGAAGCTGTTTGTCCTGATACAACTAATCTTTCAGCATAGATAGTATTTCTTTTAGGATTAGTCGGAGCTGACCTTTCTAACTCTTCAAAGTGATAAGTATAAACACTACCTGATTTAGTGATTTGTAATTCAGCTATTTTATTAGTTGAATCACAGATATATAAAGTTCCAAAACCACCTTCAGATTCATAATTACTAAATTGAACATTAGTTTGATTAGCTCTTGAAATTACTGTTGCACTAGATAAGTCAGCAACAAGCATTCCACTTTTATAAATATCTTGACCACTAGCAGTAGAAACAACATCTATATCTACTGTTAGATTAGTATTATCTGTTATAGATAAAACTCTATAATTAATACTATTAATTCTTATTCTATCATCTACAGCTAATTCAGTTGTAAAAGATGTTCCAGTTCCAACAACTGCTGCTGAACTTGCAGTTACTGCAACTGTACCTGTAATAGCTTTATAAGTATCTTTATTAACTTGAGTCCAACTTATACCATCAAGACTAAAATAAATTCCAGTACCTTGACATACTACAACTCCATCTGCATAAGGATTTAATCCTACGATAGCATCTGTAGAAGTTCCACTTGGTGTAGTTGCACTTCCAGCACCCCACTTAGTATATCCATTAATTCTTCTATAACCACCTGTTGTAGATGATTCAAAATTTTCTAATATGGTTGCAGCTCCAGGTGTTCTAAATAATGCGTGACTACTAGATACTAAATCTAAACCTCCTGCAACTGTAATGGAAGCTCCTTGTGTTGGCATTTATTTTCCTATGGTAATAAATATGTAAATCTCACATCAGACATATAAGATGGTTGTGGAGAATTTAAGGCATCAGCCATTGACTGTAATCCTTTTTTATACTCATCTAATGCTAATTGAGATTGTGCAATATTGTCTTTAAATTGATATATGTAATATCGTGCTCTTGCTAATAAAACAGGTTTGTATTGTTCTGGAAATAAAACTTTATCTGTATCTGCTGATAATGCAGTTGGTCTGTTATAAGCAAAGAAATGAATTTTGTAAGCTTTGTCAGGAATTGGTGAAAGACCGAATCTTCTACCATCTGAACTTCTAAGTACTCTTAATGGAGCACCATAAACTGGACTAGCTGCTGTTGCATCTTGTTCTTCAGCTTTTGCATAACTACTTCTCCAAGCTGTTAGAGTTGTAAATGCTAGTTTGTTAATTGTATAAGGAGGAGTTTCTCCTGATACATTTTGTGTAGACAAAGTAAACATATCCCAGTTTACTGAATCAAAATCAGAATCTATATCTGCAGAACCTGTTTTTAATAAATACCATCTTTGACCTACAACACAATCAACAATTGTATTCCCATAATATGGGTCATCAGGTACATCTGTACTTAACCAAGACCAATCATCAACAGCATCTACTATATCAAAGTAAGCTCTGTTTACACAATTAGCAACTTGTTTTTGTACACCTACTGCACCAGAAATTGCTGTTAGTTCAGGTTCATTAATTTCAACTAACAATTCGTTAGTCATAGCTAGATAGGTCTTTGCCATTTTAAAATTCCTTTATGGATTAAGTAGCGATAATAATTATAACTATAACAACTGCTACACCAATAACCACTTTTTTGTGGTCGGTCCATAGATGTTTAATTTGTTCTTTTATTTTTTCCATTGTTAATCCTTTGTTAGTTTGTTGACAGGCGAGATATTTCACTCGCCTATCAAGTTAGTTAGTATTAGTCAGCAACGTAAATTATTTTGCCTACTATGTCTGTTCTAAGTACTTTTCTTCCGAATACCATAAGACCTCTTACGATATCAGCGAAAGTTGAAGTGCTTCTTAAAGACTCAACTATTTTTAGGTTTTGTGCACAAGATACTGCACTCATCTGTCCAAATAAAGCTTCTGGAGCAGTTGCAGAACCTGCAGGTGTTGCACCAGATAAATCGTTAGTTGGTAGATTGTTAGATTTGTACATTTGGAAACCTCTTACTAGACCAGATGCTACTAGACCATTTCTTAAAGAACCTTGACCAGCATTATAGTCAACTGATAAAAGTTTAGAAGATGTGTTAGCTAGTTCATTATACCACTCAGGAGCACCAACGAACCATCTGCCTTCTTCTGGGCAGTTAGCTTCGTCAAGTGCTTTAGCAGCTAATGACATTTGGTTAAGAGGGTCAACTTCACCAGAAGCATGACCAACGTCAATTGGAGTACCAGTAGTACCCATTCCAGACGTAATACCAGCACCTGCTGAAATAGCTGTTAGAACATTACTGTCTAAAGCATCTTTCAGTTTGTATGCTGCATTGTCTGAAGCAACTGATTGGAAATTGATATGAGAAAATCTTTTCTCAATATCATCTAGTTGAAATTGAAAGTATTTAGCTTGGTCTACTACGAGAACAAGCTCGTTGTCTGTTAGTGCTGTACTTGAAGTGGATGCACCTCTAGTATAATCACTTACAGTTATTTGAGGTTCTTGTACTATGTTGACAGTATCTCCAAAGTTTTTGATTTCTCCCATGTAGTCTGTATTGCAGATTGCTTCTGCAGTAGCAGCTTTTCTAAGAGCTATCTGAACTTTTTTAGAATATATTTCAGGTACCCAAAACTGATTAGCTTGAGGAGCTGAAGGGGAATTACCACCAAAGTTAGTAGTTGAACCACCTGCGAAATGTGCCATAATATATGACTCCTTTTCTATTGGTTATTGTTAATAAAACAGCAGAATTATAAATCTATAACTCTACCTTCTCTTTGAGCTATTGCAATTTCTTTTTCTTTTTGCATAAACTCAACATCTGACATTTTAGCAATATCAGACCTTTTATAGATAACTCTGTTTCCAGTTGGTGGTTGAGTTTGTTCGCTAGTTTTAACGAGCAAATCTGCACCAGCTTTAACTTCATTATCCTTTTTAGGTGTTTTATCTAAACCAAGTCCTCGGTCTTTCTTATATAGGTCAACTGCTCTTGCAGCTAATTTGCCATCTGAGTTATTCTCATAAATCCATGCTTTAATTTCCATGGGTTGTGAGTCTGCCCAGCTATGAAAATCATCAGATTCTTTAATTGAATTAAAGTCTGGATGAAGTTTTGATAACTCTAATTGGGCTTCTCTTTGAGCTAATGCTTGATTAGCTTTTTTCAAAGAGCTAACTTCTTCCTGCAAATCTTTCATCTCGTTTTGAGATTGCAAGTGAGATACAGTTTCCACAACTCCATATATGTCAGGATAATCTTTTTTGAAAGAGTCTAACTCTTCCTTAGATTTTGGTGGGGTATACTTAGGGCGATTAGTCTTAAGTTGTGACTTAAGGTCATCTTCCTTTGAATTCCACTCACCAAGTTTCCTATCATAATATCGTTTGAGGTCGTCATACCTCTTTTTATAGTCAACTTTAGTATAAGGTTTGGCTTCAACATTTAATGCTGATTCCTGTAAGACCTTATCCGAAGTAGCCGAGTCAGCTTCTGTTTTAACTTCTGGGTTGGCTGAATTGCCAGTCGCATAATTAAAACCTGTTTTCTGTTCGGTGTTTGGCATGGCTGGTCCAGTATCTGCGTGAACAAACTCTTTGGGCATTACATCTTCTGTATGCCAAGGTTTCTTACGATTATATGGATTCGCCACAACTTCGTTAGTTTTTCCTTCGTTCTCTTTATTCATAATATCCTCCTTTGGGCTTCTTTTACTGAAGGTAGCAAAAAAAGGTAGATTAATTTGAAACGAAGCTACAAGGGCTTCTATTCCTAGAAGGTAGCTTGTTTATCTAGAGTACCTACTCTAAATTCTGTTATACTATGGTTTCAGCTTCTGCTAATGCAGCAGCATCTTCTTGTTCAACCATACCAGCATCATAAGCTTCTTCAGCTTGTGTCATCATTTTTCTTAACTTGTCAATTCCAATATGTTTCACAGCTTTTGCTGTAAATACAAATTCGCCATCTGACAATAATGCTGGGATAGAGTCTGAAGTTCCAGTACCTGGTCCTTCTACTTCTCCATCTTCTGTAAATTCTGTTGCAACCATTTTTGGTAAAATGGCTTCTAATTCTGGATACATTTCTATAGCAGCATCCACAACTGCTTCTTCTTCTTCACTTAACATTGAAGTATCTAAAATACTTTCTGCATCTTCCATAGCTACATCTTCTTCTATAGCTACATCATCTGCAGCAATCTCATCTTCAATCAATGGCATAGGACCTTCTTCCATTCCTACTGGAGCCATTAAAGGTTCTTCAACAATTTCTTCTTCAGCAATTACTTCATCACCTTCTGCATAAGCTTTATAATCTCTTCTTCTGTCATATTTTTCTTTAAGAGCTGCTTGTCCACCAATACTAAATTTTGCTAAAGGTTCTTCTTGAGATATTTGGAAGTTATCCATGTAACCACCAAGAGCTGATTTATTTTTCTTTTGTTCTAATTTTTTTAATTTCTCTTTACCTTTTTTATCAAGAACTCCTGATTCATCCATAGCTTTTAATTTTTTATAAACACTTTTTTCTACAACATTTAATTTAGCTATTTTTTTAATATCACCAGGTTCTATCTCATGTTGTTCTAATTCAGGAATATCCTCTGGTAACAAAGGTTTAACACTATCACCTTTTGAATATCTAGTTCTAGATGGAGATAAACCTCTTTGAGGTAAACCTTTCCTAGCCGAAGCTGGAGTATTTACATCATAAGGTGTAATACCTGCAGGTTCTCTTTTTAGATTTCCATCAGATGCTCTGATTTCTTTATCAGATTCATCATTAGGTCTAAGATAAGGTGGTTTAGACATTAGTCCACCTGTAGCCATGTTAATGGGTTTTGCCATATTTCTATCCTATATTCGTATTATAACAATAATAACTTAATTAGTCAACACTACTCTTTGACTATTTCTCTTACCTGATTAGGCAGGTTCCTCAACCTGTCCAGAAAAATCCATCTCCCCTGGCATTGGTGCGTTGTCTGCACCGATTGGGATTTCGCCATTTCCAGAGACGTTTGTTCCTGCACCTTCTTGAGGTACTCCTCCATCACCACCCATTGGTCCGAGTTGACCAGGGATAGGAGCTTGAGAGCCATTTCCTTTGTTAGCATTTTGGAATCCTATAATTTTAGCATAAATTTCTGCTTCATCTTTAGAGTTAATTATTTCATCAGGGTCTAAGTCTAGAGAGTATGCTAACTCTTTAACCACCTCTGATATTCTAACAAATGGAGCAATTGCAGGGTTTTGAATAGTTTGTAAGAACATAGTCAGTCTTTGAGAACGAACTTCTTTTCTCATCAAACTAGCACTCCCTGTGGCTTTTATTTCCAAGTCTCCTACGATTGGTAAATCACCTTCATAGAATTGCATATTCCATTGGAACATAGCTTCTCCTAAAGGTTTGATTAAACTATCATCAATATTTTTAATAACTGTTTTTATGTTTAAAGATGCAGCACCCATAAGCATTGACATACCTGATGCTGTTCTTGTCATACTTTGAACTCCTGTTTGTCCATGTGAGTATGATGGTATTCCTGTTGATTCATCTGCTAGTTGTCTGAACTTATCAAACATCTGCATATTTTCTACAGCAGTATTTGGAAACTTAATTCCATATATTGCTTGACCAGGAACTCCTGCTTGTCTTTTAAAGATTTTACCAGGATAAACTTCCATGTTCTGATTATTAACTAAAGCTGATTCATCAATATCAAATACTAAATTACCAGCTAAGTTTAAATTATCAATAGCCATTCTTGCATGACCATTCATAATTTGTTGAGCATCATCCATATTTTCTGGAACACCTATTCCAAAGAAGTTATATGGATTCTTTTCATAAGCAAAAGCTTGGTAAGGTATTCTAAAAGGTTGAAAAGGATTTTCAACTATTCTAATAATTTTACCCATTGAAGTCCAAACATTTACTTGTACTTGAGTTGAATCTTCTATTTCAGGGTCTAATGCTAAACCTTGTTCTCTAGCAGTCATAGCATCTACAGTACCCCAGTATTCTAATACTTCATATCTATTTTTTTCTATATCAGAATAAGAATCTGTTTCTAATTGAATATCTGATTCCCAATATTGTTTATTATAATTAGGACCTAATTCTAAACAAGCTTCAATTTGTTCTTTACTAAAATAAGGTCTATTAATTAAATCTAAGAATTGATGTCTGTTTAATCTATGTCTTTGAATAATAAATTCACATTCATCCATATTTCTTGCATTAGGGTCTGGATACATATCCCATAGACTTACAAATTCAACTCTTGGAACTTTTACAAATTCAGGATGATATTCTCTTGCATTACCATTACCACTTGCTGCATACTTATGTAAAGTTTTATTATAAGTAAATGGACCTTTTAATATTCCTGTTCCTAATAAACAAGATTCAAAGATAGCATTTCTTAAATTAACATTACCATTAGATTCATCTAATTGGTCATGGATTACTTTTTCTAATCTTCTTGCAGCAATTTGTGCTGGTTTAATTTGAGGAAATTCTGGAAGTTTAGCAGGACCTTCTGTTAGTTCTGCTTTTTCCATTTCAGATTCAAGACTACCTAGAAAACTTTCACTTAAAGAACTAAAGGTAGCTCCTTTAGGTAAAGGTTTTCCATCACCAGGAAATCCTAAATTAGAAGTAGGACTCATAGGTTGACCAGGAATATATTCTAAGTTTCCTTCAACACTAGGAGTTGGTTCCATATTACCATCACCCATTTGTTCTTTTAATGGGTTCATGTGAGCATATTCAGATATACCTTCTGGAATTTTAGTTTCTTGAATAACTAATGGAAACTTACCCATTCCAAATAAGACATCTATAATTTGTCCATAAGCTGCTAATACTTTTGTTTTAGTAACTTTAACAAATACTCTAGATTTCTCATGTTCAGTAAAATGAACATCTTTATAATATTTACCACGATAGTTATGATAAGCTTGTAACCATCTACTTTCATCATCTTGTCTAGAATCTTTACAAGCAGTAAATTTCTTATCTATCATGGAAACAAGAAGATTTATATCTTCCTGTTTATCATCTTCTTTACTCAATAGGTCTTTTTGCCTTTGAGCTGGTGGTAGTAAAGCCATAAGTAAAATACCTCTATACTATATAATAATACACTAATTAACCTCGCTTGTCAACAATCTTCTTGATTTCAATAATGACAGATGTAGGTATTAATGTTGTGTTTGCAATCTCATCAATGGTGCCTTCATCCTTTTCAGATAAAGCATAATCACCAAAAATCCTTGTTATTCCTTTCGTTTGAGATAGAAGATGTCCTTTAGTTATACATGGAGGAAGCTTTGCTTTCTTACAAGCAGCAATACTTTGCCAATTAGAATCTGATACAATATCATACCAATGAACTTCTACTAATGGATACCTATCAATTTCTCTTTTGGCTTTCTTATTGATTTTAACTTTTCTTCGCTTCATAGACTAAAGTGCTTCTTATCTTTCTTTCTTTTAAAATTTTTATTATCTTGAGATGTTTTAACCTTACCATAAGGTTCAAACTTCCCATTACCTCTAATATTCTTATCTTTCATCCAAGCAGTCTCTTGGTCTTTAATACCATTGTTATCTGAATACCTATAAAGATTTATTTTAAATACTTGTTCAATATGTTCTTGTTTTATATATTCTTGTAATTCCTCATAAGTCATTATCTCATCATATTGCTCGTTTGTCAACGTATTTCTAAAAGTATATATAGGCATTATAACCATCCAAATATTTTAAATAAAAGATATATAACTATAAATACAAATAGTAAAAATAAGTTTACTTCTTCTGGCATAAACATTAGATTAATATATCCTTTAATTCAAACTCTAATCCTTCTAATTCATCAGGTTTCCCTTTAGGATAAGTAGGGTAAACTAAAAACTTCTCACCTGTTTCTTCATTAGTACATCCTGCAACTAACCAATCCCATTTAAAGTTAGTATCTTCAACAAACTCTCTCATCACTTCATAAGTTTGGTCAGGGTGTTGCTTTAATAAATTGGCTTGGCATTCTTGCATGGTCTTATACCATCCTTGCATTTCAAAATTCTGTTGTGTCATTACTGGGTCTGCACCAATTAAATAAGCTAATATTAAAATCTTATACATTAATCCTCAATTCTGTTAATTCATTTTTAATGCCCAATGTTCCTTTAATAAAGCTATTGAAAGCTAAACTAATTCTAAGATTATCTCCTTGCTTTGGAGAAACCATATGATGTAGATGGGAAGGAAATATTACAACCTGCCCTGTTTCAACAGGTACAAACCAACTACTAGAATTATATTCATTATACTTATCAGTATTTATTTGAATTTGATTATAATCATTTTTACTAAAATGAATCTTATCATGTTCTTTATCACCATCAAAATAAATAACTCCTGATAGATAAGAATTCGGATGGTTATGAATATGATGATAACCATTTGTTTTAGTATAGTTTAACCAAGACTGTGTTATATAACATTCAACCTTTTGGTTAGGACTAACTATCTTATCTATATAATCTTTTAAAATAACTTCTAATTCTTTTTTTAAATTTTTAAATGCTGCTTGTTCTAATATATAATTATCTTCACTAGAAGTATTACCCATATTAGGAATACATTCTATTTCACTATCCTTAACTAATTGTAATTCTTCTTTAGTAAATGCTCTATCAATATTAGTTTCATAAACAGGAGTAGGAAATAAATTATGTATTTTCATTAGTAACCAAACACAGGGTCAGCAGGTCTCCATTTTTTAATTTGATTCATTTTCTCATAAGCAGTTTGACTTCTAGGTCTAGCCATGATTAAATATCTTAATGCATCATAAGCATGGTCTGATGCTTTAGTATCTACATCTTCAGGTTTGTTAGGGTCTGTAGGTATACCTTGTAATTCTCTAATAAGGTTAGGGCACGTTTTAAATATAATCATTCTAGGTCTACCCTTCTCATTTATTTTTAATTTTTCATGTACTTGTATTTTACCTTGTATTCTATTCTTATCAGCTCTTCTAAGTTTATGTCCAGCTCTAGTTAAGACTTCTCCAACAGTTGGTCCTGTTGTTCCAGTTCTTGCCCAAGCTTGAACATCTAAAACTCCTCTAACAGAAAGCTTATCTTCTTTTTCATATTGAAAAATCTTCTTAGCTAAATCTTCTCCTGTTAAACCTTTTTGATATAGTTCTCTATAAATAATTAAGGTTTCATCTGTAGGGTCTACACAACCCCAAATAACAGCAGACTCTGATGCATAACCATAGTCAATTCCTTTTAGTCTTTCCCAATGTTTAGGAAGAGTATAAGGAGCTACACAATGTTTATCATATTCAAATTCTGAAAATGCTGCACCTTCAGCAACATCCCAATTACCATCTAGGAGTTGTTTCTTTTGTACAGGAGGTAAGGATTCCAACATCTGTTGGTACTTACCATCTAAAGCTAAATAAGGATTATCATCTAATCTAGCTGGAATAAATTTTCTTGAAATCTTATCTTCACCTTTAAAGCTTTCATTAGGAGGTGCTGGGTCTAGATACCTTTTCTTAACCCAACTCCCTCCGACACCTCCAGGGTTTGCTGTGCACCGAATGTAGCATTTTATTTTTTGATTAGTTGTTCTCAATCGTGACTGCAAATATTGAAGTGGGAATTCTGTTGGATACTGAGTTAGTTCGTCAATCCCTATCCAGGTATATGATTGACCTTGGTATCTATACACATCAGCATCTCTATCAAGATAACCGAACTCCAATGTTGCTCCTGAAGGAAATTTCCAAATCTTTTCTACTTCTCTAAACTTAGCACCAATGAATGCTTTAGGATAGAGTTCTCTAGATTTATCAATTAACTCTCGTAGCTCTGGCATGGACTTTCTTAATAACAAAGCTCTATGTTCTTTAATGTGCATGAACCTTAATGGGTCAACAAGCATGGCAAAGGACTTACCACCACCTGCGGCTCCTCCATACAGAACATCCTGCTCTGGTGCAGCTAAGAATTCTGTCTGAGGACCTGTATTAGGTTTGAATACTATTCTATCTTTTTCTTCTTCTAAAAGGTCTTTAACTGACTTAGGTAAAGATTTGTAATGAGCTTCATCCATAACAGTACCAGTCTTACTTTTCTGATTGGTCTCAGCTTTATGGACAACAGCTAAAGCTTCTTTCTTAACCTTTAGTCTAGTTGTTTTATTTTCTAAATTTTTTCTTAGTCTTTGAATCTCTTTTTCTTTTTCCCTAACAGCTTTCCTTGAAGCTATCTTGGCTTTTTGTTCAAAGCTATAATTATATTGTCTCGTCATTTCTACTTAATAATCCTTTAGGTTTTTCTATATTATCTCTATCTATGATTTTCTTTAAACCCATAGGGGATAACTTGCGACCAGTTTGATGTTCTAAAATCTCAACTGCTCCTCTTAAAGAGAAAGCTCCAGATTTAACACCATCCTTCATTTCTGATAATGCTGATATTTCTTTATCAACTTTCTCTAATGTTTTGTTATCCGCAGATAACTTATAACCAAAAGGTATAGTAGAACTATTCCTTCTTATCATCTATTATTTCAACCTCTTCTGCTTCACCATCAATTAAAGTTTTCTTTTCAGGTAACAGAAAAATCCCACTTGTAGCAGTATGCATTACATCTAGCTTATCACGTTTGGCAACACCCACTCTGTCTAATAAGGTTTGGGCTGCTTGAAGTTTAGCATTGACTTGTGGTATTGGGTCATCACTATTAAGTATCTCAACTAATTTCTGAGAAGCTTGTGGTGCTGACTTTGCTAAAATCTTTGTGGCGACATCTACAATTTCATCTTTCAAACTATTAATGACATTGTAGTATGAAGTCTCTTTATACCCTGCAATATTCAAAGCTTTGTTTATATCTCCTTTAGCTGATGTTGCAAGAACTGAAAGAAAGGTTTGTTGTTGTTCTGTCAATTTCCTTTTATTATCTAATGATGGTAGAAAACTTGTACTCATATAAATTATTATAACAAGTTTACATCTAGTTGACAACACGATTTATAATTTATTTCTGGTAGACGTTGACAAATGTAAATATCGTGTGTATACTAAGGTAACACCTCTCCAGGGGTTGAAGCATCTAAGAGACTCTCTGGGACAGTCCAGCAATATAGCTCAGTCTACAAAAGCAGGGCGAGACTATCTAGTTTACACCTAAACTACCTAAAAATGTATATGAAGTATATACATACCCCACACACCCCCCCATGCACCATATAGGGGTATCAAGTGATATTGATAATCATTCTCAAATATATAAATACAACCTCTAGTTATCCCTAAATATCTCAACCTATACTTGTACAACTTCTAGTTGACAATCTTTAGTGATATATTTACCACACTAAAGATATCTTTTCAACCCTCAATAGAATCTCAATTATAACACAATTCAAGCTAATTCTAGCCACATTTAATCCTGTCAATATCCTGCCATATTTCTAGCATAATTTCACCAAATTTAATGAACTGGGCGTTCTTGCTTTGTTCCCACACGTATAAAGTGAATTTATTTTTTATAAATCTTATTTCTGCCTTATTCTTAACATCAAATTGACAAAAAACTATGTTTCACTCCTCGCATATGCAAAAATATAAATATAACAAAAAAGAATGGCAAAAACTTTCAACTACTCATTTGAGTAAGTTAGATAGTTTAGTAAGTCCAATTTCAAAGCATAACTATTTAGTGCAACTTGGAGTTGTTACAATTCCTACTTGCAATAAAAGATATGCTAATAATAATCAAGCTATTGCACGTGGTTTTTCTTTAAGATTGGTAAAACTAGGGCATAGATAAAAACAACCTAAAGGAGTACAACTATGAGTAGTAAAAGACTTCTAAAATGGATAGAAGAAAACAAAGCAAGAAAACAAAAAATACTAATAAATAAAATAGATGTAAAATATAGAGAAATTGAAAATTTAGATTTTCAATATACTATAATGAGTAAGATTTTGAGTAAATTTGAAATTGAAGATTTACAAAAAATTCTCAAATCTTGTGAGATAGTACAGAAACAAGATGCATTATATAATAAATAAAAACAATTGGAGGTTGTAATGAATAGTAATACACTTTTAATTGCTTCACTAATAAGCATAAGCGGTTTTTATATGTTAACTATGTTAACTGGCTCAATGCTACCATTTATTGGTACAATCATAGGTTGTATTGGTGTTGCAATTGCTTGGGAAATGTAAAATAATTAATAATAACAATTGGAGGTTGTATGAGAAAAAAGAAGACTACTAAAAATTTTGTAAATTTCAAAATGAGTGACGAAGTTTACAAAAATAGACGTAAAGTTTTAAACTTCATTTATGAGTTAAAAAATGAAGGTTTTAAACTACCAAGAATAGACGTGAGAATAGGAGAAGACAAAAAGTGTAGCGTTCTTGGAAGAGCAAGGTTAAAAGATAATATAATATGGATAACTCAAAAAGCCATAAATAATGGTGAGATGGAGTTGCGAACAACTGTATATCATGAGTTGCTTCATGCAATCTATGGTTGCAATCATGTTAAAGGTTGCCCTATAATGAGTGCAACACAACCTGAAGTTGCAGTAAATAAAGTGAAAGCAATTGAGATATTTAAGAAGTACTACAACAAATACAACTAGAACGAGTACACGTATAAAGTGATTGACTTTGACTTGAAAATGTGTATAGTATAAAACATGAATAACAACAAAGGATATAAACAAATGATGAAAGTATATTTTAATGATGGTTCTGATAATTGGTTTTATGAATTTAAAAACCATAGCCATAAAGATAATTTAATTAATATTGAAAATTGTCTTTTTAGAAATACGTTAACAGCTAATTGGATAACAAAAATAATATCTAATAATATAACGTATGAAAATAAAGAAATTGATAAATTTTTAGAGGGTGTATTTTAAAAGAATTATATTAAATAAATAATATGATTGCCATAATTTAGCCACAATTCTATGCTATGGTATAAAAATAATAATTGTAAATGGAGTGTAAAAAATGATTAAAAACTATTTAAGAAGTACTAAAAATTTATATAGTTGCTTTGTAAATGGGTATCAAGTTTATTACAGCTACAATACAGCTATTGGAATAAGATATCCAAACAATGACCTATATTTAAGTGAAAATGTTTGGAGTACAACTACAGGTAGACATTTAACTTGGATAGATGGAGGAAGCAAGGAAGCTAAAAAAGAACGAATTAAATATAATGACTTACTAGATATATTTAAAGATAAAAATATTAATAAGTATTATAATTAATAAACACAACTGGAGGTTGAATATGAGTAAAAAATATGGAGATTTTTCTCTTGATGAAATAAGAGAAATAAATTTTTCTGTAGGTTGTATCTTACAAGATAAAAAAGATTTAAGACCAACTGCACAAAAACATCTTGAAAATATTTTTAATAAAACTTGGAGTACTATAAAATCTAATCAAGAACTACAAGCAACGAGAGGTTATTAACAACTGGAGGTTGAATATGTTTTTAGATAATAAAGGTAAAAGATTATTTAAAAAAGAAAAAAGTATTCACGAGTTTGCAGAAGAGCCAGAAATAAAAGAATTAATTGATATGGGCTTTATGAAACTTGATGAAAGTAAATACGAGTATGATAAGAATTGCTATTGTAAAAAGTGTAAAGAATATAGAATAGCAAATAGCTATGGCGGTTATAGTTATTCAAATATAAATAGATAACAACTAGGAGTTGAATATGAATGAAATTATTTATCTAATCTATATTTATGTAGATGAATTAAATAATAATGCTATACAACTTACAAGTGTATGGTGTTGACAACCATAGGTTGTACACTTATAGGTTGTGTGACATTTATGTCACATAATAAAATACTTATTGTTGCCACAATTTAAACTTAATTGTGCCATATGAGTATGCTATAAGGAGATAATATGTTATTAAACTTTAATTGTAAAGGAGTAGTGATTATGAAATGAATAAAAATTATTCTTTAAAAGTTAATTCAAATGAGTTAAACTTTTTGAAACAATCTATAAGAAAAAATATTCAAACATATAAAGAAACTAAAAATATGAATGATGTTTTCTTTAAGACTTGTGTTCAACAACTTGAAACTCTATTAGACAAAGTTGAAAAAGCAGATGGTAAAAAAGAAATCCATCATACTAATGTTCAAGGTAAAATGAATAAAGCTTTTAAAACTTTATTAATGAGTGCAATACCAAGTGTTAAATAACTAACCCTTATACTCTTACTTACTACTATCAAGTAGGAGTATAAACAACAAAGGAGTAAGCATGAGAAAGCTAACTAAAAAAGAAAAAGAAATCTTAAATAACTTTAATAGTTTTTTTAAGATAGACGAAGGAAGAAATAATTTAGATACAGGTAAAGTAATTGAGCCAAAACCTACTCTAGATTATTATGATAACCTTAACACAATGGAGGATAACTATGATAATAACTAGAAACTTTGCATATACTATCTATAATTTAATTAGAAAATTATTCATAGAAAAATATGAAGAGCAGGATAGAAGAGATGCTATGAAGAGAAGAGATGAGTTAAATAGTTGGAGGAAATAAATATGTACGAAGAGATATTTTTATTTACAACTAATCCAATTTTAGACTATGGTATATTGTTTTTAATTGGTATAATAATATTATGGTGGAAAGGATAACATATGATAACAGTTAAAGAGTTAATAAAAAGATTAAAGAAAATGCCACAAAATAAAGAGGTATGTTTTTTTAATCATGATGATGAATATGTTTATGAATTAGATAAGGGTGTGTGGAATATACCTAATACTAATTTAAAAGGTGTAAGATATTCTAACTGGGTTGAGATAGCTGGGAGGAGTGGAACATGAAACTAAATAAATGGGTAAAAGAAAATGGTAAATGGTATGAGGCAAAATGTTTAAAGTTTTATGCAGATAAGGGAGAGGATAAAAACTATACATCTATACTTATGAGAGCATCTAAATTAAATAATATAGATATACATTATCTTGTAAATACTTTAGAAGATATTTTATTTGATAGAGGATATAAAAAAGATGAGGAAATAAATGAGAGCAGATAGACAGAAGATAAAAAAAATAAAAAAACTTTTAGAAACATATTATGGCGAACATCATTGGCAAGTAGTGGGTGAGATTAAAGCAATTATTTATAATCTACCTAAAAGAAAATATATAGAGTGGGATGATAGATTTAAACAAGGTGAAAAATTGAAAGAGTTGCCATATGAAAACAGATAGTAAGATAATTAAAACTGAAAACAAAATACCTAAAGAAAAAGTTTATCAGTTTAAGTTAGATGACGACACGATTGAAGAGATTAAAAGTATGTCATTAAAGAAAGCGGTTAAATCTTTTCAAAATAAATATGATAAAGCAAAGATAGCTAAAGTTTATTATGTAAATAAAAAAGGACATAGATTATTAAGCATAATAAAGTTAAAGGTAGGTAGAAAAAAGAAACTAGGGAGGTGGAGTTAATGATTGATATAGAATATAAAAACTTTTGTATTTGTATAAATTATTTTAATAATGGTAAATCATATTACTATACAATATGGACTAAAGACTTTGTTGACATGGTTTGTGGTGAATTTAAGTCTATTAAATCAGCAAAGAAATATATTAGAGAGATGTTAGTATAATGCATAAGTATAATGAGAGTAGGAAGAGAGCAAGATTAAGATGGAGGCAATCTGATAAGGGTAAGGCATGGGATAAGGCATACTATCAAAGAGATTATGTTAAGAAGAAAGCCCATGAGTATTACATAGAGAAAAAAATAAGGGACTATCAAAAAGAAATGGATGAATTAAAAAAGAATAATAATGATTTACTTCATGCACAAAATAGTATAAGGTTTACTGACTATGAATAAATTAAAATTAAAAATTAAATTAAAAAAATTACACGAAGTCATACATAAATTAAAGTTAAAGACTTTAGATAAAGAAGATATAATCTTTGAGGACTTTACAGAATTATCTAATAGGGTGGACACCTTGTTAGATATAGTTATCCACGATACAAAGCCGAAAGATGATGGGTTGTATTTGGAGAACTAAACAAGAACAAAGGAGGCACAATGAGTGAACAGAAGATAAAGATGGTGTTAAGAAAAGAACAGAAGTGGGGTAGAGATTTATTCTATCCTGTTAATAGAGATGATGTTTGGATACTTGGTTTGTTAAGACAAAAGTCTATGACTAGAGAGAACATAAACTTTTTAAAGATGACTAACAGATTTGAGTTTGAATTAAAACAGGAAATAATATAAGGAGGAATAATGGTTGAATGTCCACATTGTAAAAGTAAAAAGTTAGAATACTACCCAGATGTAGATAATGCAAGTTGGGTAAGACATATCTATACACAAACTAAAGATGGTTGGAAGATAAAAGTTTTTAGTGATGATGATTATGAAATTAAAAAGGATGTATCTACAATACAAACAGTTAAAATATATGATAATGATATGATGCCTTACATGTATTGCCAAGACTGTACTGCAGAAATAGATGGAAGGTATATATAATATGTATTGTATATTAATTAAAGATAAAGATAATGGTAGGTATAGAATATATACTAATGAAATCTTTAATCTATTAGAAGAGGCGATAGATTATGCGAAGAGATGTAAGATAAAAGTTAAATGGAAAGTTGTAGAGTTTGACTATAAATATTTTAATTAACCTTAACTAAAGGAGGCAGTATGTCTAACAAAAAAATAACATTAACTTTAGATAAACAAATTCTAAAGGATGGGTTGCAAGGTGCTGATATGTACAAAGCAAGTGGGCAATTCATTGAGGGGAATGCTGTTCACGATTTATTCGTTCATATTGTAGAAGAATTAAAACGAATTAAAAAGATAAAGGAGAAAAAAGATGAGTGAAGATAAAATTTATGGATGGAATGAAGAGGAGTTAGATGTAATCTACTCTACTGAAGATGACCCTAACTTTGAACCTGACCCTGAAGAAATAAAGTGTAGTAATTGTGGTGAAGATATAGGTACATACGATTATAGTACTTGTACTTATGACACGAAGAGTTGGGTTGCTACTGATAGAAAACAAGATTATTATTGTGATGAAGAGTGTTATAATAATGTGAGTGGTAGGTTAGTTAAAGGAGTATGGGTTAAAGAACCTTTAGTGTTTGGTTATAGTAAAGAGAAAGGTTTTTATAATATATATAATTAGAAATTGTAATGATGATATGATTAATAATCCTAATCATTTATATATAATTAATATAGAAAAATTTTTATGATTATAATAGAACATAATAAATATTTTAGAAGATGCGTCAGTATGTCGCATATGTTTAATAAAAATTTTCTGTTTGGACACACAATGAACAATGTCTTAACATAAAATTGCCACAATCTTTTAGTAGTGTTGTGTTATAAAAAAACAAAAGGAGTATATGCATAGATATAATAAAGCTACAACTAAATATAAAGATGTACCTAACGCAGAAAAATTTATGGTTGCGTTAGATAAGTTGGATACTAATGAGGCAGATAGTTTGGGTATGCTATTAAGTAATTTAAGTATGCCTCAAATGTGTTGCAGTTGGGTAAGTGAAGAACACTTTAATAATCTATTAGAAAAATATAAAATAGACTTGACCCCTTATGTTAAAGATGATACAAGAATTACTACCTCTATTAAATCTGAAATAGCAACTGAACTATTTAGATTAATAGATAGTGATAAGTACAAGAAGAGAAACTTAATCAAAGCATTAAGACTTAAATTTCCTGATGTCAATTCAGGTGTGATATGTAGATTGATTAAGAAATATTTATCTTTAAGAATACTAGAGATAGATAGAACATATAAAACAAAACCCTTTGTAATCAAAGGTAAGTACTATATAGGAGGATAGATGAATAAAACAATAGGACAATTAATAAAAGAAAATCATTGGAGTACACGAAGATTAGCAGTAGCCATAAACATAACAAAGGAGGACATACGCAAATGGGAAAAGTCAAACAAGCCATACAAGAAGTTGAAGAAGAAGTCATATCTTTGGTAATGGATGGGTTTAAATTGAGTGAGATTAAAGCTACATTTAATTATCAAAATGAGATGAATAGTTTAGACAATCTTTACTTCCTTGATGATACTTTAGTTGAGAAGTATTATGACAAGGCAGTATGGCAAAAAGAAAATGATGGAGAGGAGTATCCTTATGAATAAGAATAAAGAATATATATACATAACAAGAACTATGAAGATAAATGTACCAGCTTTATTGTGTCAAGATGCGATTGATAAGATACAATCTATGAAAAAACAAGACTTGATACCAAAAGAAAAGGGCTTTCTTTATACAAGATGCAGAGTAAGAGATAGAGGTAATAGATATGAACTCTAAACAATTAGAATATGAGATAATAAAAGCATTAGATATAAATTCTAAAGTTGATTGGAATTGGGCAGAGTTAACACCTAACGAAGAGTTTAAAGAATTGAAAATCTTTTTTAGAAAATTATTTAAGGAGTATCATGGACTTTAAAAATTTACAATACACCTTTGAAGAGTTAGGTGATGTACCTTTTAATGTGGTTAGAATTATGAATGAATGTTGGAATGCTTATATGGATGGTGATATAACACAAGCAGGTGAGCATGGTGATTTGATGGCGAGTGGGTGGATGATAGGTAAAGAGTTTGATACCAAGATAAATCAAATTGGTTATGATGTAGAAAAATATAAAGAGTTAAAAGAAACATTAGTGAATGATGTTGATGAACACAATCAACATTTATATTGGAAACATTATGAGCCAAGTGAAACAGAAGAAGAAGATAATGATGAGCCAAAGACTAGGTTAGAACAGATGAGTAAGCTAACTCATGACCCTATTGTAGATTGATGAACAGAAAAGAATATAATAAACTCTACCATCAAAGACCTGATGTGATAGAAAAGAAAAGGAAATACTTTAAAGAGTATAACGCAAGACCTGAAGTTAAACAGGCGAGGCACGAATGGTACATTAATAAGAAAATTAAGGAGGTTAATAATGCCAAGATATAAAATAACAGAACACCTAACAGGGTGGAAAATAGTAGAGAACTTTATTGATGCTAAAGATGAAGATGATGCATGGGAAAAACATAATGAGAGAGATTATGTTAATCAGGAATGGAGAGAAGCAGAAGAAGAATATAAATTAGTTGATACAGAGATAACTAAAGAAGGAGATACACCAACAGAGGGTGTTAAGAAATGGAGAGAGCAGAATGAAAAAGTATAGAGTGTGGGGATATGAAACTCAAGGATACTACATAGAACTAAAGGCAAACAACAAACAAGATGCTCATGACAAAGCTATGGATGTTAATAGAGATGAATGGATAGAGGGTAATGATGGAGAGAGTACTTGTTTTGATATTAATAAAAAAGATATGGAGTTAATTAAATGAAACTTGATGACAAGAGATGGGCGAGTGCTTACATAGATGGTGAAGGATATTTACAATTTGAGAATGTAAAGTATAAAAGAAAAAGAATAGAGGTGACAGGCACAGACTTTGCACCAATAAGATTATTACATAAACTTTTTGGAGGTAGAATTTATAAGTCTAAACCTAGAATAACAGCGACAGGTAAGAAAGCTAAACCTCAAGAGATATGGGTAGCTTTAAATGAAACAGCTTACAAAGTATGTAAAACTATACTACCTTATCTCTTAACAAAGAAGAGAATAAAAGTAGCAAAGGAGATAGTTAAATATTATGAGTAAGAAAATTAAAATAAAGAAAGCTATCTATGGTAAGAAGCAGTTTAATTTACCTGAAGAATTAGATTATTATAAAAGATATAAGATGATAAATATACCAGCAGATTTGGTTGATGATATACACCAAGCAGTTGGTAGAGCAGAGGGTTTCATTCCATGTAATACTATTGCTGAAGAGTTAGATGCGTGGCAATTTCTAATAGATACAGGGATTGTTTGGAAATTACATGGATGGATGGGCAGACAAGCACATTTTTTAATTGATAATAAAATATTAAAAGAAAGGGTTGTGCATTAGATTTTAATGTGCTATAAGAACATATGTCATTAAGATTTAAAAAATTAATAGTTAGGTTGCGTATGTGGTATGCTAAAATAAGAGGACACAAAGGACATAGATGGGATTACGAACCATCTGCATGGTACATGGGTAGACATAACAAAAAAAATAAGGAGAAATAAAAATGATTACATATGATAATGTAAAAATAATCTCAACAAAAATTGATAAAGATTATTGGGATGAAGATAAAAGAAAACATATAAAGTATAAGACACCGAAGATAACAAAAAAAACTTTATTTGAGAATAATATTTTTGAGTTAGGTGAATTATATACCGCAATTAAATTTTCATTAGAACAAGAACCTTATGATAAAGTTTCAGTTGCGTTTGATGTTAAACAAGAATATTAATAGGAGAAATAAATGTTTGGAAAAGTTAAAGAAGCAGAGTTGAAAAGATATATAGTAATGTCTAAAGGTAAGTTTAGTGAAACTTTTTATCAAGACAGAGCATTTAAAACAGTTGAAGATGCTGATGCGTATGCAAAGTTAATGCAGAAACAAGAAGAGAAAGATGGACATCAATACTATTTGTTTGAGCAAAGCAAACACTATGGGAATGGTGAGGAGAAAAATGGGTGATGATATTTATTTAACTTCTCTTAAAGAGAATGCATATAAAAAAGAAATTGCTACTCTAAAAGAGGAGATTAAAAATTTAAAAGCTGATGTTAAATATGAACGAGAGTTAAGGGTTAATGGCACAGCTTATCATCCTACTGATTATCATAGTAGATTAAGAGAGATGATTAGTAAAGTTAGGAAAGAAAAAAAATTAACTGACTTGTTTGATATAGTTGATGAAGCACAGAAGAGATTAAGAGATGCTAACTAAAAAACAATTAAAGTTATTTAAATTTTTACAGCATTACTTTAAAGATAATGAAGTGATGCCAACATTTAATGAGATGATGCAACATATGAATGTCAAATCAAAGAGTGTTATATGGAATATGCTTGGGTATATTGAATGGAAAGGGTACATAAAAAGGATACCTAATTATGCACGAGCAATTCAAATTATTAAATACAACTAGAAGGAGAATATATTGTCTAAACCATTGATTTTATTGAATAAAATTTATTTTTTAGGGGTGTTGGCACAGGTGGTATTGCCCTCTATAATAGGAGATACTGCCCTACTTAATAGGGTTAGTATTTCTTTTATTAAATAATATTTTATTGGATAGTACTATGGCGAATAAATTCTTTATGAAAAAATCTTGGGTAAATGTAGATATGTGTATTGAAGATTATTACAATTCAGGTACTACTTTAGAACAAGCAACTAGAGAATTACATTGGTCGCCTTATTCAAAAATCGTTGGTAAAGAAGTGAAGTTTAAACGTAATACTGTGGAGGAAATTGATGAAGAAACATACAAAAATAAAGTCAAGAAATCCAATAGCACAGATGTTAATGAGAAAACAGTTTCACTCAAAGATTGTAAAAAGTAAAAAGCCAAAACTGATTGCAAAGTATCTAGACAATAAAATGAAATATGATACGTAATGGAAATACAATACCCCTTTGGAATGAGGGGAAAGGCGAAGGCAAGAAGATAACTCCACACATATTACTATGGAGGAGTGTTATTGTCCGAGCCATCATGGATGCCCTTGATGTAGATATTCATGCATGGGGTAAACATAGATTACAGATTGTTAAGAATGCTAATGCTTGGTTCAATCCAAATGATGAAGCATTCTGTGAGGTCTGTGAATATTCCGACTTTGACCCTTCCTTTATTACAAAAACTTTCCACAAATTAAAAATAGCAAATGCGAAAAAATTATTTGAGCATAAGAACTTAAATAAATTTCTAACGCATTACCTATGTAGCTTTCATTAAGGATGGGAAATTTGAATAAGACTTCTGCATTTGATATTGATTTAAAGTATGGTCAAGTGAGAGAGAAAAGAGTTGATGAATTACTTAAAGGTGGTAATGTAGAAGTTAAAACTGAACGTAGCTGGTGGAGAAAGTCAGGGAATATTGCTATTGAGTATGAGTTTAGAGGTAAGCCAAGTGGTATAGCAAAGACAGAAGCTAAATGGTGGTTTCATATCCTTGAATTAAAGAACAAAGAATATAATATGATAGTGTTCAGAGTTAATAGATTAAAAAAGATAGTAGATAAATATAAAAAGACACACACTAAAGAGATAGGAGATTACAGGGCATCTAAATGTGTAGTAATACCTATTAAAGAAATCTTTAGTGAGAGTTGTTATGCATTGTTTGATTGATATGAAAGAAAAAATATATTTAATTTTATTTTATATCCTTTTATTTATTGTCACTATGGTTCTGTTAAGTTTTATAGGTAAGTAATATGGGTATGATGGATGGAGGAGATAACTTTAAAGACAGGTGTCATGCCTGTGATGGTACTGCTTTGGGTGGTACTATGCTCCGAAACGTACATGATAGAAATAAAAAGATATGTAGTAATTGTCATAGTAAATTAAATGATAATGATAAGCAAACATTTGTAAGTGCATCTCAATTAAAGAGAGGATTGTTTACATGAAAAAAATAATAGGATTGATAGTTGGTTTATTATTACTAACTGGATGTAGTAATATAGCGATTGTATCAAGTGGGTCTAGTCTAGCTTTAAGTAATAATGCTTATGCTAAAGCATATAGTGGTATAGATTTAGCAACAACACTTACAACTAAAAAAGATATTAAAACTCATGCATATGAGTACATAGTTAAAGCAAAAGAAGTTAAGAAAACTTTTGTTGATATAGTTGCACCATCAGTAGAAAGAAAAACATTTAAAGTAGATGAAAGTATTAAGTTAGCCAGTACTAAAAATGAAAGAGTTGTATTTACAATAGATGTATTTACTATTTGTTATCTCTCTTTTTTCCTAGCTGTATCTATTGTTCTGTTAGCATTTAGTTTAATATACCTAGTTATACATTGTTGTAGGAAACCAAAGAAAATTAAAAAGAAAAAAATTAAAAAGAAAAAACTTAAAAGAAAAAAAAGAAAATAATATATGAGTGAACGAGATTTAATTAGAGAATATAAAAATACTATATCAGATTTAACTAAAGAAAAAGATGATGCTATTAAATTAGTTTCTCAAAAAGATTCTAAAATAAAACAATTACTTATTCAAGTTGAACAAGCAACACAAGATGTTCAGGTATTAGGTAAAAGAATTGCAGAGTTAGAAACAAAATTAAAAAAGAAACAGAAAATTAAAAGAGTGATAGATGAAAAGATAACAGAAATCCTTGAAAATACTAGCGAAAATGAGGAAAAAAAAGATGCTTCAAGTGTTGACAAGGGGGGTGCTGATATGCTAAAAGAGTTTTATGAAAAGTAAATTAACAACAACAAAAGGAAAATACATATGGCAATAATTGAAGGCACAGCTTACTGGGCTTCTCTGACACGACCAAACGAAAAGTTTGAACCTATGTGGAGAATTGATTTAGCAGTTGATGATGCAACAGCACAGGATTTTAAATCTCAAGGATTTAATATTGGTGAAACAAAAGCTGATGATAAAGTAGTAAAGAATATCATCAGGTTTAAGAGAAAGGTTTCAAAAGCAAATGGTGATAAGAACCAACAACCACAATTAGTGGATGCTGAAAAGAAACCTATTGAAAAAATAATCGGTAATGGCAGTAAGGTAAAGGTAATGTATAAATCTTATGACTGGAATTTCAAAGGAAAGAAGGGCAAAGGTTTAGATTTACAAGCTGTTCAGGTACTGGACTTAGTGGAATACACACCTAAAGAAGGATTTAATGTAGAAAAATCTTCTAATGGTGTTGACATCAAGGAAGATTTTTAGTATAAACCTCTTGGTTATTTAGTCATAATGCGTGACTACATTTTCTACTCCTACTGGAGAGTCGGCTTGTAATAGGGTCGGCTCTCCTTTTTTTTATGAACGAATTTAAAAGGGCGACAATGGAAACAAAAACTGGATTTGTAAAGTATCATCTACCCTGTCCATTATGTGACAGTACTGATGCTGTATCTGTTAATGCAGATGGTTCGGCATTTTGTTTTTCATGTCAACAATATATGAAGGAATATGATATGGAAACAAAACAAACAAATGGTAATGGGAAACATGAATACGAAGTTAAAGATTATATGAAGTCATCTGATTATGCAGAGATAGTAGATAGAAATTTAAGTGAACCTACTTGCAGAAGATATGGGGTGACAATTAAGATGGATAGTATGGGTAATATAACAAATCATTATTATCCTTACCATGACAAACAAGGTGCAAAGATTGCAACTAAAACTAGATTTACAAAATTAAAAGAGTTTACTATACAAGGTAATACAAAGAACTCTGGATTATTTGGAGAACATTTATTCTCTAAAAATAAATTTGTAATAATAACTGAGGGTGAGATAGATTGTTTATCAGCTTATCAAATGTTTAAGACTGATAGATATGAAACTCCTGTGGTTAGTATTAAGAATGGTATAACTTCTGCGGTTAAAGATATTAAAGGAAGTTTAGATTGGTTAGAACAATTTGAAAATGTTATAGTAAACTTTGACAATGACGAGCATGGTCGTGAAGGTGCATTAAAGGTAGCTGAATTATTTAGCCCTGGGAAATGTAAGATAATGTATCTTCCAAATGAATTTAAAGATGCATCTGATTGCTTGATGAAAAATAAATTACAAGTATATCAAAAAGCATTTTGGAATGCGAAGGTCTATGCTCCTGATGGAATTATAAATGCTAACATTTTATTTGATGAGATAAGTAAACCAACACTTCAAAGCTTTGTTCAATATCCTTTTGAAGGATTAAATAAAATAACATATGGATTAAGACCATCTGAATTAGTGACGTTTACTTCAGGTAGTGGGTTAGGTAAGACCCAAGTTATGAGAGAGTTGGTTCATCATTTAATTAAATCTACTAAAGATAATATAGGTTTGTTAATGTTAGAAGAGACCCCTGTTATAACATCTAAAGGTATAATGAGTATTGAAGCGAATCAAAGATTACATTTACCTGATGTTCATGTACCTAAAGAAGAATTAAAAACTTATTTTGATGCAACTGTTGGTACTGGTAGAGTATTTATGTTTGACCATTTTGGTTCTAACACTATTGATAATATAGTTTCAAGAGTTAGATATTTAGCTAAAGGTTTAGATTGTAAATATATTATTATAGACCACGTTAGTATTATTGTATCTGACCAAAGTCATGGTGATGAGAGAAGAGCATTGGATGAAATCATGACTAGATTAAGAACACTTGTACAAGAAACAGGTATAGCTATGATAGTTGTATCACATTTAAGACGACCTGATGGTAAAGGACATGAAGAGGGTGCGGCAACTTCTCTATCTCAATTAAGAGGTAGTGCTAGTATAGGACAGTTAAGTGATATGGTTATCGGATTGGAAAGAGATGCACAAAATGATGACCCTGATATTAGAAATACAACAAAGGTTAGAGTATTAAAGAATAGATTTGCAGGATTAACTGGACCATGTTGTGATTTAAAATATGATAATGATACAGGAAGATTAACTGAAGTTAAAGCAAATGACTTTTGATAAAGTAATATTTGATATTGAAACAACTCTTAATGCAGATAAAATTTGGTGTATTGTTTGTAAACATAAAGGTACTTACTATCAATTCAGACAAGATAAATTACATAGGTTTGAAGAGTTTATAAAACAAACTGATGAAGTAATAGGACATAATATTATAGGGTTTGATATACCAGTACTCAATAGATTTTTTGGTTATGATTTATTTAAGAAGTGTAAGATAACTGATACATTAATCTTATCAAGATTACTTAATCCTATGTTAGAGGGTGGTCATTCATTAAGAAACTGGGGAGAAAAACTTTATAAAAAGAAATATGAGTTTGACCAGTTTGATTATTTTAGTGAAGAGATGTTAAGGTATTGTAGAAATGATGTTGACTTAACAGAAAAGTTATACAACTTCCTTTCTAAAAAGATGACAGACTTTGGTAAGTCAATTGATTTAGAACATAAGGTTGCACATATAATACAACGACAACATGAACGAGGATTTATGATTGATGTAGTAGGTGCACATATGCTTCAAGCTAAATTTAAAGAGGACATGAATACTCTTCAAGATAAAGTTAGAGAAACTTTTCCTCCTTTAAAAATTGAAACAGAATTTATTCCAAAGGTTAATAACAAAGCTAAAGGATATGTAAAGGGAAAACCTTTTACTAAAGTTAAGTTTAAAGAATTTAATTTAGGTTCACGACAACAGATTGGAGAACGATTAATTATGTTGGGGTGGAAACCTAAAAAGAAAACAGATAAAGGACATATAATAGTTGATGAAAAAGTTTTATCAGAGATTAAAAATATTCCTGAAGCTGAATTAATTAAAGAGTTTCTAATGCTTCAGAAAAGAATTGCTCAAGTCAGTTCTTGGATTGAAGCAACTAGAGAGGATGGTAGAGTACATGGCAAAGTAATTACAAATGGTACTGTTACTGGAAGGATGAGCCATCAATCGCCCAATATGGCACAAGTTCCTGCTGTGTACTCGCCCTATGGTAAGGAATGTAGGGCATTATGGGTGGCAAAGAAGGGCTATAAATTAGTAGGTGTTGATGCTTCAGGACTTGAGTTGAGGATGTTAGCACATTACATGAACGATAAGGAATACACAAATGAAATCATTAATGGAGATATACACACAGCAAATAAAAATTCTGCTGGTTTGGGGTCAAGAGATGAGGCGAAGACTTTTATTTACGCATTCATCTATGGAGCAGGGGATAAAAAAATCGGAAGTATCCTCGGAAGGTCTGAAGCAGATGGAAGAAGAGTTAAAGAAAAATTTCTCAGACATACACCAAGTCTTAGAAGCTTACGAGAAAAAGTGGATGGAGTGGCTAAAAAAAGATGGCTCAAAGGACTTGACCAAAGAAAAATCCTCATAAGACACCCCCATGCGGCTTTAAATACCCTATTACAGGGTGCTGGTGCGTGTGTTATGAAGTATGCGTTGACATTACTAGAAGAATATGTTATAAAGAAACGAATCAAAGCTTATCCTGTAGTAAATGTACATGATGAGTTTCAATATGAAGTTGAAGAAAGTAAAACAAAAGAGTTTGGAGAGTTGGCAGTACAGTCAATCATCCAAGCTGGAAAGGATTTAAAAATAAGGTGTCCATTAGATGGCGAATATAAAATCGGAAACAACTGGGCAGAAACGCATTGATACAATAGCTACTGATATTAAAAATTTAGTAGCTGGAATATCTAATGGTAAACCTGCAAAAGTAACAGAGGAAAACATGGAGAGATTCCTTAATAATATTAAGGAAGCTTTTAATGCATGGAATAATCCTGTCAGAGAAAAGGATGGGAAATTAAGAATGAGTGTACTAGGTAAACCACCTAGACAATTATGGTATGATAGATTTAGTCCAAAGAAAACTAAAGACTATGATGCTAGTTTAAATATTAAATTTTTATATGGACATATATTAGAACATTTATTATTATATCTAGCAGAATTAACTGGACATAAAATTGGAGACCAACAAAAGAAAGTAGAGATAGATAATATTAAAGGACATATAGATGCAACAGTAGATGGTGAAGTATGTGATGTTAAGTCTGCATCATCATTTAGTTTTAAGAAATTTAAAACAGGTGAGTTAGTTAATGATGACCCATTTGGTTATCATGCCCAGCTATCAGGATATGAAACAGGTATGGGTACAAAGGCAGGTGGCTTCTTGGTTATGGATAAATCAAGTGGAGATGTTTGTTTCTATAAACCTGATGAGTTAGCTAAACCTAATGTTACAACTTTAATTAAAACATTACAAGATACATTAAAGAGTAATGCACCACCTGAAAGATGTTATGAATTATCTGAAACTAAAGGTGGAAATAAATCTTTACCTATTGGTTGTCAGTTTTGTGCACATAAATGGGAGTGTTATAAAGATGCAAATGGTGGTAAAGGATTAAGAGTATTTAAATATTCTAATAAGTTTGTTTATTTAGCTGAAGTAAATAGACAACCAAATGTTGAAGAGATAACTAAAAACTTTTCTGAAGAATTAAAAACATATGGAAAGCGAATTAAAACATAAACATTTATTAGTTAGAGCAGAAACTTTAGAACCACCTAAAGATTTAAAAGCTATTAAGAAGTGGATGAGGTCTTTAATAAAAGATATTGGTATGAAAGTATTAGGTGGACCTTATGCAAAGTATTGTGAGGTACAAGGTAATAGAGGATTAACTTGTGTTACTATTATAGAAACCTCACATATAACTTTACACTCATGGGATGAACTGAACCCTGCTTTAGTACAGTTAGATGTGTATAGTTGTAAAGAGTTAGATGAAAAGATTGTGTTTGATTATGTTTATAAGTTTCAACCTGTTAGGATGAGTTATAGATATTTTGATAGAGAAAAGAATTTTAAATTATTAAAGTTAGATAAAGATGGAAACTAAAAATAAAGAATTATATAAACCATTACCTAATAATGAATGTATTAAACTTACAATTGATAAGAGTAAGATACAAGGTCTAGGATTATTCACCCAATTGTTTGTACCAAAGGGTGTTAATTTTGGTATAAGTCATTACAAAATTAAAGATGAACTTATTCGTACACCTTTAGGTGGATTTATAAATCATTCTGATGACCCTAATTGTGAGAAAGTAAAAACACATGATGCAAATTATAGTAAATATAATTTAGTTTCTATAAAAGATATTACAGGAGGAGATGAACTAACTGTTAAATATACTTTTTATAATATAACATGAAAAAATATCTATTAAAACTTACACAAAAAATCACAACTTGGCATGAAAAGATGTTTAAATATCTTACTCGCAAATCTAAAACGAGTGTGTTTTTTACTTGGCTTTTAGTTTTTATTTGTTTGTATGAAATTTTTGAACATATTATTATACCTATCATTTTAATTTGGTGGGGATTAAGTTGAACACTAAACAAATGAGTAAGATAAATAAATATGAAATAAAAGAACCGATTTGGAAAGATAAGAGTATAGGAATTGCTGACTTTAGATTAAAAAATGATTTACAAGTTGATATAACTTATAAAAATAAAAACAATGAAAGGATTTTTCCAGATACTTATATTATAAAAAATCCTAATTTGATAAATAGAGACTATCAAATTATCCATGGTAATAAAATATATAAATTTTTAATAAGTGAATTAGAGGTTTATGAACACTAAACAAATGAGTAAGATAAGGAATAAAGCTAAACATATAATGGTTGAATGGCTTAAAGGATTATTAAATCCTGAAGAGCAAAAGAAAGTTAATGTTAAGAATGTATTAACTTTAATGCCTAATCAAACTCATTATTGGCATGGTACTACATTACGTTTACAACCTTGGTCTTATAAATGGATAGTAAAGAAATTAAAAAAGAATCCTCATTGGACTATAGATGATTTAAATGAAAGTTTAGAACCAAGTGAGAAAGATAAACGTAGACAAAAATATATGGAGAAAGGACCAATGGTTCTGTAATGACAGATAAAGGAATGTTTAAAGGTATGACATATGAATCGTTAAATAAACAAGTAGATGGAAATCATTATAGTAATATGAAGATTCAACCAGCAGAATTTATTAATGAAAATAACTTACTCTTTGCTGAGGGTAATGCTATTAAGTATATATGCAGACATCAGAAAAAGGGTAAGAGAAAGGATATAGAAAAAGCCATACACTATTTAGAAATGATATTGGAAAGGGATTATGAATAGCGAAGCACAAATAAGACAACTAGAAAAAAGAGCAAGAGGTTTTCGTATACTGATTGCAGCATTAAATGATTTATCTATGTATGGTATTAATCCTACCATAGATAAGATGTTGTTTGTTAGAATTGGTGAACTTAAAGAACACTTAAAGAAAAAAATAACAAGGAATAATGAAAAGTTAAATGAACATTATACCACAAGTGTTGATAGTTTAATTGATGATGATGGACAATCAGGTGAGTTAGGAGTTGAAAAATATTTAGTTAAAGGATATGATACTTTAGAACATAAAACTTCTTCTGATGCTGAAGATTTAAGTTACGAAAATGACACGAGAAAAGATAGTTGATTTAAAAGGTAATCCAATTAAAGGTAAACCTGATGTATATAACATGAGGTTATGTTTAGTTGGCTTAGATGATATTGATATAAAGAATGTCCAAACATTTGGAATTGCTGATGATGGATTCTTTATGGTTAAAAGTTTTAACAACACAAGACTACCAGTCTTTATGACTAATCCTATTAGAGTTAGAAGTGTAGAGATATATAAAGATGGTACTAAACCCCTAACAAAATTAAGAAAAGACAAAGCTGATGATGACTTCTTTGTTGATTTAATGAGGAAAGCTAGTGCAACCCAACCGAAAGTTAAGTAGAAAGAAACGAGTCAAGCGAAAGGAAGCTGACTTGATGGGCTTTAAATTGATTATTAATAATCAAGGACAGTTTATTACTGAACTTAAAACATATCCTATGGATAAGATTCCTCTACATTTTAAGAAAGAAAATGCAGGAGTGATAGCTTCTATGTTGAGGGAATGTAAAACTAATTTTTCAGATTTGCATGACTACCTTGAGAAGATAGCCCAAGATACTTTTTATTCTTAAGTCGGTGTACCTGAAGGTGTTACTCCTTCAAATACTTTATCAGCAGGGAAACAATTATACATCATTTTAATTTCTTGTTTTTTAAAAGCTTCTATCCCTATAGACTTCATATAATTTTCAGCGACTTCAGCTATATGATAATACCCTTTATAATAACATTGTTCTTCTGTTTCAAATCTCCAATCATTATGAGTTAATGGAGGCATACAACCCATGACTCCACATATTGTTATTACCAAAGCTATTTTCATCTTTTCTTTTTTCTTCTTTTCTTTTTAATTGCTCTTCTTTTTTTAAGGAAATAAGCATAAAGTTTATTCGTCAGTATCTTCCTTCGGTCTAACTTTTCCAAAAATTATTTTATAATTCATTTTAATATTTTGTTCCATGTCAGTACTTAAGGGCTTACCTGATATACCTATAGAGTGTCTTGTATTTTCACATCCTGATATTAAAAGAAATAAAATACTGAAAAGGAATATAGTTATATAGCGGACCAACGCATTAATCATCCTCATTTTTTTTCTTGCGTTTCTTCTTCTTCTTAATAGTTTTAAAGTCCGATACTTCATTTTGAATAGTCGCCACCTTTTCCTTAATCAAAACCATATCTTTAGATATGCTATAAGTTTCCTTTAAATTCCAACCGCCCAATGCTAATAGTATAGCAATCAGGATTGTTATAAGTTTATCATTAACCATTAATTATATTATCTTTTCTTTTTCTTTTTATTTTTTTTGTTTTTCTTTTTGCCTTTTTTCTTTTTCTTTTTTGCCATTGTTTCTCCTTTCTATTGACAGCTTAAGCATTCGTTTGAATCATCAACGACTACTTCTTTTTCTTTACATTTACAATTGGTGCAAGGACATACTCCATATAAGTCAGAGTGTTCCTTACTAGAACAATGACAATTGCAATTGCATGATTCACATTTATTCATAGCTTTTCTTTTTCTTATAAGCTGCTTTATGTTTACCTAATATTTTTAAAATTTTCCAATCTCCATTTTCTTGTATCTCTACTAAGGCATCTACCTTATCACAAGCAAAAACAAATCTTGTACCACCCATTAATTTTCTATGTTCAGGGTCTCTATATTTTAATTCTGCTTTTCTTTTTTCTTTAAGACAATGACCCATATTAACTGCGGCTCTATGGTCTACTAGATATTTAGTTCCATCTTCACCCACAGCAAATATACATACTGCAAAAACAATACCTTTTTCAGGAGCTGAAGGACTTAAATCAACTAATCCTTTTTTCTTTGCAACATCTTCAGCTTCGCCTCCGAATGCTACACATACCCCAAAGAATAATATTAATAATGTTAATAAAATAATTTTAAATTTACTCATCTAACACCTTCAAAATTCTTTTTCCATATTGTGCTTGTTCATCTAATTCAATTTTAGCTTTAATAATTTTACATTTAAAAACAACTCGTTCAGGATTTAATTCACGAGAAGCTATACGTTTGGACTTAAGACATGAACCTAGGTCAGGTTTATAAACGTGCTCAATCATAGTTCCATTTAAAAATAATAATAATGCTGTAACTGTTTCTATCATATTAGTAATTATAACTCCCTGTTGTACTGTTTTCTGATTCTAATTTTTCAAATAATTTTTTATGTTGGTCCATAATTTCTTCATCTGAATCCATCATCTTATCCATTTTATCTTCTAATTTTAAAACTTGTCTCTCTAATTTATCCACTTTATCTTCATGTACTGCTTGAATTGTAGAGAGTTCAAATGTACGACTAAGACTCCAGCCACCTAGGGCTATGAGCAATCCGACTAATAATGTCATTAACTTGTCAGCCATTAATGTTGTCCTCCATTTGCAAATGTTCTTTGTTTGTCTTTTAATTTTTCAATATCCGCTAAAACTTTTTCCATATCTTTTTGAAGTCTATTTATATTAACTTCATTATGCATCATGTTTGACATAGCATCTTCAATTTTAGTAACCTGTCCTGCCATGTGTTCCACTAACATGAAAAGCTCTGCTTCCCCTGCTGATGTACCCAACTCACCTCTAGGATATTTAATTCTAAATTCACTATTAGCTTCTAAATCTTTAGCCATTAATTCTAAAGTTGTGCTATGTTTGTTTAGAGTTTCTTGGATACCAAAAAAAGCATACACCCCTACTGCGACAGCCGAGATAATTCCCAGCAAGTTACGCATAGGCATAGAAATTGCAGTCTTGTCTGATATTTTCATTTATATAAGTCTTTGAATAACCACTCCAAATACTTGTGCCATAGTTTTTTCAACCATTTCATAAGTACTCCTCATTTTATTTTTTTCTATTTTTTAATAAACTCGTAACTGATATTCCATAATTTCCACCGACTACTATAAACACTAAGTAAAGGTAGACTTCAGGAATTTCTTTTAGTCTGTTAAAATAAAATTCAGTTCTTTGTAATATCATTTCATCACCGAAGTAAGAACCATAAGCTAGTACTCCAAGTGGTGCTAATATAAATGCACCGAGAATTAAATCTAAAAATAAAGAACCATTTCTTTTAGCTCTTTCATTTCCAGTAGCCATCTCTTGCATAGCTATTGCGTGTGCTCTGTCAGACTTTTCTTTTCTTCTTGTCATAAAAGTACCGACAGCTTTTGAACCAAGTTTAAATAATATATTGTATGGTATCATAATAATTTTTCATGGCGGCAGAGCAACTCACAGGTTGTTACCGCCATCACAGTAAAGATTACTTAATCTTTATTGTCTTAGGTTTTTTCTCTTCAGGTAAGTCTTGATAGAGTTTGATTTTAAGCATTCCATCTTTAAAATCAGCATCTTCTACCTTCATATACTCTGATAGAGTAAACTTCCTTAACACACTTCTAGAAGCAATCCCTTGATGAATCAAGTTATCACTATCCTTTTGTTCTTTCTTTGCTACAACTGTAAGTATGCCATCTTGCAACTCACACTTGATGTCAGACTTAGAGAACCCAGCTAATGCCATCTCTACCTGATACTTACCATCCTTTATCTTTCTGATATTATATGGTGGAAAGTTTGAAGTGTTTATCTTAGAGACCTCATTCAATGAATCAAACATTCTATCAAAACCGATAGAGAAGTTTTTAAATGGGTCAAAGTTTATTAAATCGTAATGTGTCATATTAATCCTTTCGTTAAGCGATTTAAATTGAGTAACCCCACAATGGGCATTACTTCATTCCTATATTATAGTAGGAATTTCTTTACTTGTCAACAAAGAAGTACTTGAAAAAATCCTTATTTCTTCCAGTTAATTGTTTAAATTCTCCCTGTTCATTTGTAAATCCTCTTTCATATTCTTTTTTCATTTTGTTTATATCATTAGAAAAAAGACCTTCTTTAAAATTTTTAAATTTATTTAATCCTACACTACCCATATTATATTGAAAATCAATAAGCATTTGTTTTCTGTTTTTATCTAACTTATTATATTTTTCTCCATAATCTGCCTGTAATTGTTCATCTGCTTTTTGTAAATCTAATAGTAATATATGTTTTGCATTTTCTTTAGTTAAGTTATTTAAGTCATAACCATAAACTTTGTTATCTTTTATTTCTTTATCTGTAAGTTTATGTCCAAATGCTATTGTATCATTACCACCTTCAATAGATTTATGTATCATTCCATGTTTAAGATTAGGGTTTTCTACTTTTTCTATATATTTTAAAAATTTTTCTTCAGCATAAATAGGTTTTGCTTCAGGTAAAATTTGTTTTTCTTCTATAGGAGGAGGTACTATTTTATTTTCTACAGCTTTATTTATCTCTGCATCTACTCCTGTTGTAGCTATTGTTGCTGCAGCAGCGACACTTGCTAAATCTTTTATATTCATATCTTCCTGTTGGTTTAAGTTTATATCTTCCATAGCAGCAGCTTCTACTACATCTCCTTTTTTAAATTTCTTTCTAAGAACTAAACCACCTAATTCAAAAGGCATAAGTTCCCCACCTATTGTACCTGAACCTTTTAATTTCAGAGGTTTTGGAATCTGAAATAAATCCCATAATCTTCTTCTCCAATTAGGAAGTGGTAATAATCTTTCATTAATAATTCTTATAGCTCTGTCGGTATTTCCATCCCATGCTTGTTTAATAGCTTGTCCAGGTGCTGATATAATTTGAAAAAAGGGAGCAAATAAGTACCATGGTTCTCTAGAACCTGGTCCAATAAATCTATTAGCAACTAATTCTGGTAAGAAACCAAACATACCTGAAAGTCTTGCACCCTCTGCCCACCATCTATTATTATTTGCATCATAGTCAGTTACTACTTCACCATGTTTTGCTAATTCTCTTAATGATTGAATTCCACTATAAACTGGTAATACTGCTAAAGTTTTAACTAAAGTTTTTGCACTTCCATTTTCTATTCTTTGTAATATTTTATTTGTTTGTGCAGACTTTGCTTGTGCCCATGATAAAAACTGACCCATTAATCTAACCCATTGATTATTACTTTGAGTAAATAATAATCTATTAGATACTTGAGGAATCAATGCGTCTCTATTAGAAGTTATTACACCTGCTTGTTCTATAACTTTTTTATTAGCATTATTTAAAATAGCATCATCAAAATTTTTAGCTGCACCTATTTGTAAAGCTTGTCTATTATTTATTCCATAATTATTTTCTAAAAAATATTTAATTCGTTTTGCTCTACCACTATTATCTAATCCTTTTTTTGTTAATTGATTTAAAGTTTTGGATAAATAAAAAGCATCAGCATTTCCAACATTATAAGCAAATCTTCTAGCATAACCAGTCAACCATTCTAATCCTAAAAATTTAAACATTATATTATTAATTTTTTGATTTGGTGTTTGACCCATAAAACTATTACCCATTACTACGTTTTTACTTTCCATTCCAGCAGATTTAATTAGACCTTGTTGAATTTCATTACTAATATCATAGTTTAAATTTCTAGCTAAACCTGATTCTTTTTTTCCTCGTAAAGCAGTCTTTCTCCAACCTTGAACAATTGCTCTAAAGCTACTAGAATTTTGAAAAGGTTGAACTAAATCACCTAAAGATGTTATAGTAACTCTACCTAACATATTAGCATTACCTAATGTAGCAATAATACCTGCTGCTGATTTTGATGCACCTGTCATAGCTACACCATGTCTATCAAAATATGCATCAATAGTATTAGCTACTAATTTCATTTCTTGATTTGCTGCACTTAAAGCTTTATCAGTTTCTAATCCTGATTTTAAATATTTATCTCGTATTTGTTTAAAGAAAGGTTGTAATAATTCTCCATGAGTTCCAAACTGTCTAGCAAACGCAATAGATTTTACTGAATCATTTGCAATTCTACTTAATATAAATCTAGCATCATTTACTAAGTATCCTTTTTTTTCTAATACTTCTTCTACTAATTTATATGGACCTTTTAAAGCTCTTTCTTTAGTAATATGTTCACTAACTGGAGTGATAATAAATTTGTTACCTTCTTTTGAAACACCTGATGTAGATTTTGCAAACATTTCTTTTAATACTAAAGCATTAAATACACTATCACCAGAAGTTTTATGTCCATTATAATAATTTAAAGCAGCTTTTTCTGGATTTTTATGTCCTAAACTTTTATAAATACCTTCAACAGTTTTTAAGAAAGCTTTTTCATCTCTTTTAATTAAATCAAAATTTAAAACTCTAGGAAAATAATTATCTATTTCTTTTTTAGAAAAGAATCCTGCTGAATTATATAAATCTTTAAACTCATCTAGATAAGTTTTAATATTTTTTGATAATTCCTCTACTCTTTTAGGAGTTTCTTTTGTTATTTGTTTTCCTCTAAGAAGTGAAATAGCTTCAGCTTGTTCAGCAGCAGTATAACCT